GTCTACGTCAACGCACAAGGATTCACGGCACCCTAAAGCATGATCAAAGCCAAAGTCACCACGAAAAACTCATTCGACAAGGTCAAAGCCAAGGCCCAGCAAGGCAACTTCAAAAGCCTGGGGCATGCGGCTGCGTCGATTCGATTGGTCGCTCGGCGTTCGATCCGGCGTCGTAAGTCGGCCGCAATGCCGGGGACACCACCCAATACTCGTCGAGGTCAGCTGAAACGGTCGATCATGTACTCGCTCGACAAACAGCGAGGTGTGGCTCTTATCGGACCAGACTTTGATGTCGTGGGAGCAGCCGGCAAGGCACATGAGTTTGGGGGAAGGTTCCGTCGAGAGCGTTACCCCAAACGACCGTTTATGGGACCGGCGTTAGAGAAAGTCAAAGACCGCTTGCCTCCGATGTGGGCAAACAGCATTCGATAAGGAGAAACCAATATGCCAGCCAAACTTGGATTAGATGCAAAGCTCTACCGCAATACGGGAACCTTTGCCACCCCAGCGTGGGACATCATCGGGAATGTCCGTGACCTGACACTCAATCTGGAAACAGGGGAAGCGGACGTGTCCACGCGTGGCAATAACGGCTGGCGTGCAACGGTAGGCACACTGAAGGATGCTTCGCTGGAATTCGAGATGGTGTGGGACACGGCTGACGCAGACTTCACCGCCATTCGTGATGCCTTCCTGAACAACACCACGATTGAATTCGCAATCATGGATGGGCTCATCAGCGGCGTCGGCAGCAGCGGTTCCCAAGGACTACGCGCCCTTTTCCGCATCGCCAGCTTCTCTCGCGACGAAGCCCTCGAAGAGGCCATCACGGTTTCGGTCACCGCCAAGCCAACCTATTCGATCAATCCGCCCACCTGGATGACGATCGCTTAACCTTTTCCTCGCCATCAGATCTTTGGGGATTTAAGAAATGCACAGTTTTGTGGATAACTCCCGACGCACGTGGGAAGTCGCGATCAACGTTGCGGCTGTTAAACGGATCCGAGGTTTGTTGGGGATCGACCTGTATGCACTGGTCGACGACGGGTTCAAGTCTCTATCAAAGCTCGTCTCCGATCCGGTCACTCTGGCTGATGTGCTGTATTGCTTGTGCAAAGATCAAGCCGACAAGCAATCGATCAGCGATGAGGAATTTGGCCGAGCATTGGCTGGAGATGCGATCACTCAAGCGGCTGATGCATTCGTGGAGGAACTGATCGATTTTTTCCCCGATGCTCGCGCGAGAGCCAGTCTCCGCAAGGCGATCGAAGCGGGCAAGACTGTCAGGGACAAGGTTCTGAGCCACGCGGAGAAGATCCTCGATTCGATCGACCCCGAAACCGAAGCGAAGAAGTGGATCAGCTCGTCTGGCACTTGGCCGGAGTCCTCGGCTGTGACCCCGGACCATTCAGCCTCCGAGAGCTAATCGCCATGGGCGAAGCGCGAAGCCAGGTGCTGTGGTCACACACTTCCTCAGTTTTGGCGATGCTTGCCAACGTCCATCGCGATGCCAAACGCTCGAAGACCTACCACCCATCGGATTTCAATCCGCATGGGAAGAAACAAAGCCAACCACGCACGATGGTTGGGATCGAAGCTCTCAAACACGTTTTCATTGATCGGATGCAAGAGAAACAGTAACGATGGCATCAAGCTCCAGTATCAAAGCCGGTTCAGCGTACATCGAGCTTTTCACCAAGGACTCTCGTTTGGTGAAGGGACTCAATGATGCATCAAAGCGGCTTGATACCTTTGGCAAAAGCCTCCAAGGGATCGGCACGAAAATGGCGATGCTTGGAGCTGGAATCGTCGCCCCTCTGGCTGGTGCGGCCAAGGTGTTTGCCGACATGGGGAGCGACATGGTCGATATGAGCCAGCGCACTGGCGTGTCGGTCGAAGCCCTCTCGGAACTGGGATTCGCGGCTGAGCAATCCGGTGCTGACCTGGGGACGCTCGAAGGATCGCTCAAGAAGATGCAGAAAATGCTCTTTGAAGCGGCTTCTGGATCGCAGTCGGCCCAAGAAACACTCGCATCACTCGGACTGAGTGTTGCACAGCTTTCGAAATTATCCCCCGACGAGCAATTCAAGCTCATCGCCGATCGGATGTCGCAAATCACCAATCCGACGCTCAAGACCGCGACCGCAATGGCGATCTTCGGGAAATCCGGAACACAACTTCTCCCCATGCTTCAGGATGGTGCCCAAGGAATCGAGGAACTGCAACAGCAGGCTCGCGACCTTGGGCTAACCATGGCCACCGAAGATGCGCAAGCGGCCGAGGCCTTCGGCGATCGCATCGATGTTCTATGGAAAGTCCTCAAGAAGACCGTATTCACCATCGGCTCAGCGCTCGAGCCTGTCCTCTCCTCGATGATTGAGTCGACAGTCCGAATAGTGGTCACCATCAGCGACTGGATCAAAAACAACAAGGAACTGATCGTCACCGTGTTCAAGATCGGCATGGCGATCGCAGCCGGCGGTGCCGCGATCGTCGCTCTGGGTGCTGCCGTTGCTGGGATCGGAACCGTCCTCGGTGCGGCAGCCACGGTACTCACCGGCATTGGCAGCGTGTTTGCGTTCCTGGGGACCACGATCGCGGCACTCATGTCTCCGATTGGCTTGACCATTGCAGGTCTTGCGGCGTTAGTCGGCTACTTCGTCTACACAAGTGGTGCTGGGGCGCAAGCGATGCAATGGCTCGGTGAACGGTTCGGTGAACTCAAGGATACAGCGCTCGCTGCTTGGCAGGGAATCGGCGATGCACTCGCAGCGGGCGACATCGCACTGGCAGGCAAAATCCTGTGGCTGACCTTGAAAATGGAATGGCAACGTGGCGTCGCATTTCTGCAATCGAAGTGGCTGGACTTCAAGGGATTCTTCATCGGTATCTTCCAAAGTGCCGTCTACAGCGTCGCAGGATTGATGACCGACGCTTGGGCAGGCTTGCAAACCGGCTGGCTGGAAACCACCCATTTCATCGCTGATAGCTGGACGATTCTCATCAGCTTATTGCAGAAAGGATGGAACCGATTCAGCGGATTCTTCCAAAAGGTTTGGGCTCGCATCCAAGGTCTTTTTGGCGATACAAATGCCGAGGACCAGATCGCGAAGATCAACGACGAGATCGCTCGCCAAGACGAACTGATCAACAACTCTCAGAACCAAACGATTCTCGATCGTGAGAAGCAGCGCCAAAAGGCTCGCAATCAGATCGAGCAAGATCGCCAAGGTGCACAGTCAGCACTCTCGGACATGCAAGCCCAAGAGCAATCGGCTCTAGAGGCAGCCAACCAGAAAGCGCTAGCCGACTCGGCTGCAGAACTCGAGAAAGCCAGGGGAGAGTGGAAAGCAGCTCTCGGCGAAGCAGCAGCCAAACGCGCTGAAACTTCCCCGGGATCATCCAGCAAATTTTCGTTGTCCGGTCTAGATCTTCCCAGCATCGATGGCCTCGATCAGACACTCAACGAGACCAAGAAGAAAACGGATGTCGTTGGAACGTTCAACCCGATCGCTGCCATGAACCTCGGATCCGATTCGCTTGGCGAACGAACAGCACGTGCCAGCGAAGAGGTCGCGACCAATACCAAGAAACTCGTACAGCACGCACAAAGTGGCGGGTTGGTTTTCGGATAGGAGATTCGCATGCCTGACCCCATCATTGTGGAACGATTCGATTCCAAGCAGTTGCAGGAAAGCAAGGACGATCCTACCCATGACCTGATCTACATGATCATGAACACGGAAAGCTATTCCGTAGCCAAAGGTTTGATGGCCGGCACGGTCCCTGCCAAGGTCGGCGAACTCTTCCTAGACAGTTTTCGAGTGACACACTTGGGGAATGGCGTATGGGAAGGGACCGCCCACTACGTCAAATGGAAGAGCGAGTCGCAGTACTCGTTTGACACAGGAGGTGGCACTCAGCACATCAGCCAGAGTATCGCCAACTTGGGCGGCTACAGCGCTCCGGGATTCGTCGCACCTAATTTCTATGGTGCCATCGGAGTCACCGACGATCGGGTCGAAGGAACCGACATCACCGTTCCGGTCTTCAACTTTACCGAGACGCACTACATCCTCGATGAGTTGGTGACCCCGGCCTACAAACTGGCACTGTTCAATTTG